CCGCAGTGACCGCCACGGCCAGCAACATCCTGACCCAGCCAGCCGATGCTGTCGTGCTGACGCTGCCTCGCGGTACGACCCACTTTGCCGTCATCCAAGACGCCGCATCGGGCAAGGTCAACGTTCAGGCCATCGAGTACTGACATGACTTCGCTGATCCTGCCCCAGGACGTGATTGACGAGTTGCACGAACGCGACCGTCAGGAAGCCTTGCGCCAGGCTCAGTTGCAGGCATCGACCTACAACAGTCTCGGGATTCGCACCATTCAGCACTATGACGAGGCGACCGACACGCTCGTCATCCAGCGCCAAAGCGATGCGGAAGGTGTCTTGGACTTCGCTGCGCAGATGCGTGCGGCTCATCCGCGAAATGGCTATTCCGAGGACCGCTCGATTCGCCATGTGGGTGAGATTGACGCGGTGGTCATTGAGGACTGGATCAACAGGGGCCTGATTGAAGGTCTGCACGACAACGTGGGCATTCGCCGCATGTTGGCCGACCGCGATTACAGCGGCTTCCGAACAGTGGACAAGCTATGAGCCTCGCAAACTACGCCGACCTCAAGGCCGCTGTTGCCAACTGGCTCAACCGCACCGACCTGACGGCTGTGATCCCCGACTTCATCGCGTTGGCAGAGGTGCGCTTTAACCGTGAGCTTCGCCTGAACGCGCAAGACACGGTGACGACTGGCACGGTATCCACGCAAGTCGTCCCGCTGCCCTCTGACTTGATCGACCTGAAGCGCATCACCATCACTGCCAATGGCGCAGAGCGTGACCTTCGGTATGTGACGCCCGAGGACTTTGACGGCTTCGCTGCGCAGGCTGGACGCCCGTTCGTCTACACGTCGATGACGAACAACTTTGCTGTAGCGCCCGGTCCTGATGCGGCGTATCCATACGCCATCTACTACTCAGCAAAGTTCCCAGCGCTTGCGACTGCAAGCACGAATTGGCTGATGACTAATGCGCCTGATGTGTACCTGTATGGCGCTCTTCTTGAGGCTTCGCCATACCTGCGTGATGATTCGCGGATCACTGTGTGGGCGCAAGCCTATGCCAAGGCAATTGCGGCGCTGCGCGAGCAGGACGAGAACATGCGTTACAGCAACGCCAACATCGCCATTCGTGCGGAGCGTTGGGCATGACCCCGCTTCTCGGCTTCTCCCCCGACGTTGAGCCCACGACCCCGGGCGCAATCATGGAGTGCCAAAACCTCATTCCCGACCCGCGTGGGATGCGCGCGGCCCCGTCGCCTGCTGATGCGGGTGTGAATGCTTTGGCGGCTGCTTGTCGCGGTGCTGCGGTGACTCGCAACCTGACGGGCAACAGCCGGTTGTTTGCCGGGACTGCATCGAACCTGTACGAATTGGGCGGGACATCGTGGTCGAGTGTCGGAAGCGGCTACACGCTGGGCACTGACGATGTGTGGCGCTTTGCCTCGTTTGGTAATGACGCTCTGGCTGTCTGCCCCTCTGTCGCGCTTCAACGGTCCACGGGCGCGGCTTTCTCGGCCATCTCTGGCGCTTCGTCTGCCCGGGCAATTGTGGTCGCTCAGGGCTTCGTCATGTTGCTCAACCACGGCACCACGGCAGATGGCTGGAAATGCTCCGGCTATCTCGATGTGACGCAGTGGACGCCCAGCATTGCCAGCCAATCGAACGAGGGTCGATTGATCGAAGGCCAAGGGGCTATCACTGCTGGCCTGCGGATGGGCGACACGATCATTGCCTACAAAGAGCGCGGCATTTTTGTTGGCATCTACGTGGCCGGTGAGGTGGTGTGGCAGTGGACAATGCCCGTCGGTGACGTGGGCTGTGTCGGTCCTGAAGCTGTCTCCGACACCCCGATGGGGCATGTGTTCGTCGGCTCTGACAACGTGTACCTGTTCGACGGCCACAAGGCTCAACCCGTCGGCAACGAGATTCGCCAGTGGTGGATCGACAACTCATCGGCGCAGTTCCGCTATCGCACGAAGCTGATGTGGGACCGCGATAACGCCCTGGTGTGGATGTTCTACCCGTCCACCTCGTCTGCGGGTGACTGTGATCGTTGCTTGACCTTCCACGTTCCCTCGGGTCGCTGGGGTGTGTCTGACATGACCGTGCAGGCGGTGATGAATTACACAAGCCCTGGCATCACCTACGACTCTGGCGCGGCCCTTGGCTACACCTATGACACGGGTCCGGCGTTCTCCTACGACTCGCCGTTTTGGATCACGTCGAAGTCCAACCCCGCGATTTTCGGCACTGACAACAAGGTCAAGTCCCTGACCGGCATTCCCTCGCCATCGTGGTTCGTGACCTCGGATCAAGGCGACGAAACGGTGTCGTCTTACCTGTCGCGTGTCAATGTTCGCTGGTCGCAACAACCCACAACGGCGACGTGTCAGGGCTTCACCAAGACATCAAGCGGCGCGCCTGTCGTGATGGGCTCGTCCTCGTCGTTTGACGGGTCGAAGTTCCCGATGAGGCAGACGGCCAGGTTCCACCGCGTCCGAGTTGACATGACCGGCAACGCTGGTCTGTCGGCCTATCAGATGGTCGCTCAAGCGGCGGGTGTGCGATGAGAAAACTGCCTATTGAGCCTCGCTTGCCTTCTGGCTCATGGCAGCGGGTGAACGAGCTATTTCGCGCCCTTGCCCTGTCCGTCAACGAGTTGATTGACCGGGCTTCGACACCCTTGAGCGTGTCGGCTGTGACGGTTGGCGCTTCGCCTTTCGACTACCTGGCCCCTCGGGATGGCTTCGTGTCCATCGTGGGCGGCACGGTGTCGGCTGTTGCTTATGTCCGTGAGGGTGTGAGTACTTCTCTCGGCGTGGTGGCTGTGGTGCCCGTGAAGAAGGGCGATGTTGTAAGGATCACTTACACGGTGGCCCCGACTGTGAGGCTTGTGTGATCGAGTTGGTCCCAATCGACCGCAAGCACATCCACGCGGCTTGGCAGATGGGTGCGCATCGCTTGTCTGAGGCTTGCGACGCCTCGGATGGGCAGATCACGGGTGACCAGCTCCGAATGATCCTGGCCCGCGGTGAGCGGCAGTTGATCGCGATGGTTCGCGACGGCTCGCCCGTTGGCTGGGGCGTGATCCGCATTGATGACCTCCCGAACATGCGGGTGTGCCTGGTGACTGACATGTGGGCACCTGGCGCAGGGTTCCCGGAGTTCTTGGGCAAGTTGTGGGAGTGGGCGTCCGCTGATGGTTGCTCAGAGATTCACTGCCAGGCCAAACCGGCGCAGGCAAGGCTTTATGAACGCGCTGGCTTTGAGCCGGTGCGAACACTGATGAGGTTCAAGAAATGACCAGCCGACAAAGACTCTATGCAATGGAATTGCCATTTGGCGAATCCTGCACTCGCCATGAGGCGGGGCGCTTGATCTGTGGTGGCGGCGGTGGTGGCGGTGGAAAATCCGTGACCGCTCAGGGCTTGGACCCTCGTCTTTACCCTCTGGTGGACACCTTCACCTCTCAAGCTCAACAGGTTGCTAACAAGCCTTATCAAGCCTACACGGGCGAGCGCTTCGCAGGCATGAACACCGACCAGACGCAGGCGCTGGACATGATCCGTCAGCAGGCGGGCTCAGGCGTTCAAGGCCAGGCAGAAAGCGCCCTCGGCTCGTTCCTTCAGGGCGGGCAAGAGAACCCCTACCTGACCCAGCAGATCGAACGCGCACAGACCGAGACGGCAGACGCCTACAACCGTCAAGTGCGCCCGAATCAGGTGGCTCAAGCGGTGCAATCCGGCTCGTTCGGTAATGCCAACGTGATGGACGCTCAGGCCAATCAAGACCGGATGTTGCAGCAGAACCTCGGCAACATCGCCTCCGGGATGCGCTTCAACGCCTACGGCACCGACCAAGCCAACAAGATGCAAGCGCTGGGCATGTCTCCGAGCATCCAACAGGCGGGCTTCACCAACGCGGGTCAGTTGCTCAACGCTGGCAACGTGCAGCAGAGCCAGGCTCAAGACCAAGCCGACTTCGGCTATCAGCAGTTCCAAGAGCAGCAGAACGACCCGTACAAGAAGCTCCAGGCGATGTCGGGCGTGTTCGGCACTCCGGGCTTTCAGACGCAGACAACGACCCAAAGCGGCGGAGGTAAGTGATGGGCTACTTTTCCAGCTTCAACGATGGCTTCAACTTCAACCAGTTGGGGCAAGCGATTGGCCTGCGCGGCTTCAAACCCATGCGGCAGAACTTTGAAAATTCGCTTGGCCTTAATGGCTTCGACAAGATGGGCAAGGCTCAAGGCGGCAACGCTTTGGGCGGCTTGCTCGTGTTGGGTGGCACTGCTGCGCTTGGCGCTGGCGGCATTGGAGGTGGCTTGGGTGGCCTAGGTGGCGCAGGCGGCTCCGCTGGCGCGGCTGGTGGCGCGGGCTCCGCAGGGTCAATGACTGGCGGGCTCTTGAACTTTTCCGGCACACAAGCGGCGGCACCCATTGCTGACGCCAGTGTGGCCGCTACCCCTCAGACGATGCAGGGCGTTGCACCTTCGTTCGGTGGCGGCGCTGCGGGTGGTGGTTCTTTTTCCAGCTACATGGGCGACGCAAGCAAGTTGGCAAACATCGGGCAACAAACAGGCTTGCTTGGCGGGCAACCCGAGAAGGTCGAGCAGCCGCAAATGCAGCAGCAACAAGCCAACTCGCAAGCGTTCACGTCTGCAATGACGCCTGTTCAGCAAGCGGACACAGAAAAGCGCCTGCGGGCGCAACAAATGGCCGTCCAAGGTCTGCTTGGTGGCTACGGGAGGAACTATGGCTGAAGGACTTCTTGACTTCCTCAACAGCCCGGGCGGCATGGGCCTGCTGTCGGCTGTCGGTGCTGGCCTGGCTGGTGCACGCCGTGGCGGCACGATGAACGCTCTCGGCTCCGGCTTGCTGGGCGGCGTGCAGGGGTTTGCGCAAGGGCAGGGCTTGCAGCAACAGCAGCAGTTCAACCAGCAGCGTCAGAAGCTGTTTGACAGCCAAGTGGCCGAGAACGAGGCGCAAGTTAAGGCGCGTCAGTTGGCTTTGGAGCGTCAGCAGACCCGCGACACGTTCCTTGGCAACGCGTTCACCCCGCAGCCCATGATGCAGCCGTCGAAGGATCAAGCGGCCATTAGCGCGGGCAACCCATACGCCAATCCTGACTTCCTGTTGCAGACCGGCAAGGCCAACAACCTGCCCGGACTGGATCAGGTGCCCATGGGTGTGAAGCCGGTGAATCGGTTCGATGCCATCCGCGCGCAGTTCAGCCCCGAAGAAGCCTTGAACCTTGAGGCTCTGTCGGCACCGAAGCGCCCCAACATCCAGACCTTCAAGCCAGGCGACACCGTGCGCAACATGGACACGGGCGAAGTGGTGTTTCAAGCCCCCGACAAGGCCCCCGAGGCTCCGTCAGGTGTGCGCGAGTACCAGTTCGCCAAGGATCAAGGCTACAAGGGCTCCTATGAGCAGTGGGTGCTGTCGCAGAAGCGGGCGGGGGCCTCAAGCGTCAGCGTCAACATGGGCCAGAAGGGCCTTGACAACGAATTCAAGTTGCGAGGCGAGTTCAAGGGTGAGCCGGTTTACAAGGCGCACCAAGAAATGCAGTCGGCCTATAGCCAGATCAAGCAGTCCTTGTCGGCTGGCACGCCCGTTGGCGACCTGGCGGCAGCAACAAAAATCATGAAGCTGCTTGACCCGGGCTCCGTTGTGCGTGAGTCCGAGTTGGGCATGGCGATGGCTGCAAGTGGTCTGCTTGACCGCGTCAGCAACTACGCCAACATGATCGTGACAGGCCAGAAGTTGACACCGACTCAGCGCAAGGAATTCCAGCAACTGGCCGACTCGCTCTATGGCGAATCCGTCAACCAGTTCAATGCCAAACGCTCGGAATATGAGCGCCTGGGCGGTGAGTACGGCCTGAACGCTGGGCGTGCGCTGGGTCCGAACGCTGCTGGCGTGGCGCCGAAGTCGCAGGCCCCGAAGCCTGCAAATGGCAAACCTTCTGTGAGTAACTGGTAATGCCGCGCAACATCACCGTCACCTTTGAGGACGGCACCAAGCACGTCTATCAGCAGGCCCCGGACAACCTGACGCCGGATCAAGTGTCGGCCCGCGCACAGCAGGACTTCGGCAAGTCTGTGGCGTCGTTGGATGGTGGGCGTCCTGCTGCTGTTGAGGCTGGCTCCGCCATCAACCAGATTCCGCGTCAACTTGGCCTCGCTGCGCGCTACCTGATCGAAGGCCCCGCACAAGCGGCTGAGATCGTCACAGAGCCCATTCGCCAGAACATCACCGATCCGCTGTCGCGTGCGCTGTTCAAGCCGTCTTTGTCTAACCTCGTGACCGGCAAGCAAGCCCCGCAAGGCAAGCCCCTTGGTCAATTTGCGGCCGACCTGGCCGACCGCATCGGACTGCCAAAGCCCGAAGGCGCGAATGAGCGCGTCATTGCAGACGCAAGCCGTATGGTCGCTGGTGCTGGCGGCATTGCTGGCGCTGGCCGTGGTCTGGCTCAACTGCCTGGCGTTGTCGGTCGCGCTGGCCAATTCCTCGGGCAGAACGTCGGCAACCAGGCCATTTCGGCTGCTGGCGCTGGCCTGGCCTCTGGTGCCTCGCGTGAGGCTGGCGGCGATCCCATCATGCAGGCTGTTGCCGGTTTGGCTGGTGGCTTGGCTGCGCCCACTGCTGTTGGCGGGCTCAAGACGCTGGGGCAGAAGGCGGGCAACTTCGTCGCAAACCGTGTCGCGCCTCAGATGGTTGAGCGCAACGTAGAGAACACGATCAATCTGACCCTGAGGCGTCAGGGCATTGACTGGGCAGGCATCGACGCACGCACGAAAGCGGCTGTGCGCAACGATGTCCGGCAAGCCCTTGACACTGGCACCGAGTTGGATGGTGGTGCACTGCGCCGCCTGATCGACTATCGCCGCGTTGGCGCTACGCCTACCGTGGGCGGGCTCACGCTTGACCCTGTGCAGATCACCCGAGAAAAGAACCTGTCCAAGATCGGCGCGAACTCGTCTGACTCGTCGTTGCAGCAGCTTGCGCAGGTCGAGAACCGCAACAACAACGCCTTCATCAACAACCTGAACGACGCAGGCGCGGCGCAGGCCCAAGACCCGCTGACGACGGGCGAAACGCTGATCGGTGCACTGAACTCCTACGCGGGGCGTCAACAAGACAACATCGGCAACCTGTATGGCGCTGCGCGTGACTCGCAAGGCCGTCAGGTTGTCTTGAACGGCCCCGCAGCAGCGCAGCAAGCGACGCGCCAACTCCAGCAGGACATGGTGGGCAAGCTGCCGCCTGAGATTGATGAAATCCTGAACGCGCTGACCCGTGGTGATGCCCCGCTGACGGTGGAGTATCAGCAGCAATTGGTCAAGAACCTCTATCGGCGCATCCAAGGCGCAGGCGACAACGGCGACTTGCGCCACGGCCTCGGCATCGTTCGTGATGCGCTGGATAACGCGCCCGTCATGCAAGGCGGTTCAGTCAACCCCGGCAACCTGCCAGCGATTCCGGGCCAGATTCCGCCAAACATGGCCCAAGCCGGACAAGATGCGATTGATGCGTTTGGCCGCGCACGCTCTGCCAATCGCCAATTCATGAAGACGGTGGAGAACACCCCCGCACTTGATGCCGCGATGAACGGCGCAGCGCCTGACAAGTTCCTGAGCCAGTTCGTGACGGGAACGGGCGGGCGGGCCAACGTGCGCGACGTTGAAGCGATGGCAAGCATCCTCCGCACTGGCCGCGTGAATCCTGAGAACCTGCCCGCGACGGCTGCGCAGATTCGTGCGCTCCCGCAGGCGGAAGGCGCTCAGGCCATGGCCGCAGTGAAGAACGCCATTGCTGACCACCTGAAGCAAAAGGCATTGGGTGGCGCTGCCGACGAGGTGGGCAACTTCAGCCAATCGGCCTACAACAAGGCATTGCGCGACATCGGTGAGCGCAAGTTGGCTCTGTTCTTCTCGCCCGATGAAATCGCCCAGCTTCAAGCCGTTGGCCGGGTGTCATCGTTTGCGCAGTTCCAGCCTCGCGGCTCTGCCGTCAACAACTCCAACAGCGGCGCGCTGGCGCTTGGCAAGGGGCTGGATTTCCTGGCCTCGATTGGCTCCAAGGTGCCGCTTGGTCTGAGCGACACCATCACCGGGAAGATCAACGGAATGCAGGCATCGCGGGCGCTGAACACGTCTCGCGGCCTGTTGACGCCTCAAGAAGTCATGTCGATGTCTGATCGACTTGCGCCTGGCCTGCTGTATGGCGGGCTACTTACGGCCCCGCAGGTGATTCCAAATCGCTAAGACCAGCATTGCACCGATCCAGCCAACGAACCCCGGATTGAGGCCAAACAGCCTGTTCACGTCATCCATCCCCACCCCCTAGTAATCCCCCGATTCTAGGCAAATCGCCCTGTTTCACCAAACCCGCACGGTTCGTCCTGCGGGCTTTTTCTTTGAGGTGCCCATGCCTGTACCTAATTCCCTTGCATCGCTGTCCACGACAGCGGCCAGCAATTCCCCCTCTGGTGGCGAGAACCCGTTTCCTGAGCTGGATGACCACATTCGGCAGGGTTACGCCTTCGACGCGCAGAACCGTGACGCCATCGCCACGAAGCTCGCCGCCTCGGCTGTGTCGGCCTTTGCGCTGACCCTGTTGGACGATGCGGACCAAGCAGCAGCACAGGTAACGCTCGGCATCAAGCGGTGGGACACGGGCGAATGGGTGCTGTCAGCCAAGACGACGGCCCCGGCTGGCACGGTGAACCCCAACGGCGGCACGATTGGTTCGGCTGCATCTGGCGCAACCAACCGAGCAAATGCGGATACGGCTGACCTGTTCGCGCTGCTGTGGGCGGTCACGAACAACACCGACTTTCCAATTCAGGACAGCGCGGGTGCAGCTTCGACGCGTGGCGCTTCTGCTGCTGCCGACTTCGCGGCAAACAAGCGATTCCCGCTGCCAAACATCCAAGACGGTGACGCGCTAGTGGCTGCTGTGTCGTCGGCTGTGCTGTCTCGCACTGTCGGCGCGAATCTGGCCCACACACACACGATCACGGTCGATGGCGTTCCCGATCACACGCACACATTCAGCGTCACGGGCGGCAATGGCGGCACATCGCAAATCACTGCCGCAGGTGGTCAAGCCCCCAGCGCCATATCCACCTCCGGGGCAGGCGCTCACACCCACACAGCGAGCGCAACGAGTGCGGGTGGCTCCAAGAACCTCGCAGCCGGTTTGATGACCCGCGTTTACATCGCACTCTGAACCCCCCACTTTCACGCACAAGGCCCTACGGGGCCTTTTTTCATTTGAGGTGAACCATGCCCACTCTTGCCAACGGCTCCGGCGCTTTGCGCATCAACGTCCCGAAGGGGTCTTCGCTCATCATCCGCAATCAGTCGGGTGTCGAGACTGTTACCGGCTCAAGTGCCACCCGTGAAGATGCGACCTTCGCCCTAGGTGCAAACGCCTTCGTCTATGGCCCTCAAACAGCCTCGTCGGATGTGTCCATCAGCACCACGGGCGTGCTGACGTATGACATCGTTGCTGGTGACCCGACGCCTGCAAGCGTGCCTGCTGCGGTGTCGCGCTCTGCCTCTACCGGCGCACCAACCGGCCTCATCGACCCCGCGACCGGCCAGCCCTTGGGGGGCGGTGGCACCAAAACCGACCGTGTCAAAGCCGCCCTGCGCGTGTCGTCTGCGGCAGCCTGGGGCAACAACATCCGGGCCAATGACCCCTGGTTTTTGCCCCGAGCACTCGCCCGGAACACGTACTACGCGGCGGGCAACGCCGTGCTGGCTGAGGACGGCGTGAGTGAGTACGTCTGCGGCCAAGCCGGTGTGACGGCGACCACGGGCACCCTGACGGGCGGCACGAACCGGCGGGCGGTCACGGACGGCACTGCCAAATTCACCTACCGTGGCCGCGCGCGCAGTGTGTACGGAGTGCCGACGGATGCGCTCAGCGTCACGACCCGTGCTGCAGGCATCCCGGCCGGCGCGAAAAACGTTACTCCAACGCGGACCAACATTCTGATGTCGCCGACGTCGGGTCGCGCCGTCTGGAATACGAACTTCGGGCGCGATTGGCTCACGGCCCGCGGGCCGCATGGCGGCGTCTTGGGGTCGGTGCAAGATCCCAACTTGTCGGACTCGCGCGGCGGATTCGCTTTCGAAACCGACAGCGACTACGTGGTCCTGGCGTCGATCAATGAAATGAGTCGCTACAACCGGGCGACCATTGAGGTCAACGGGCGCTTGATGGTTGATTCGAGCCTTTCCTTGGGTACGGACGGCGGCGGCGTCCTCACACCTGGAGTGAACCCAGGCGTCTTGGTGATTGATCTTTCGCGCTGGGGTGGCCTTGGCGTTTGGAAAAGCGTTCGCTGCCATAGCGTCACCGATGCAACAGTCGGCTGGGAGTGGTACATCAACCCGCGCTCGCAGATGCGCCCATGGTCTGCCCCGGCTCAGATCATCACGACCCTGGAGGGTGACTCGATTGGCGCGACGGGGTTTGGCTTCAACGACTGGCTGCACACCGCGATGGATTGGCTCGGCCAAAATCGCAACATCAACTTGTCCATCGGCGCCACCGGGTTTGAGTCCAACAACGTCGGCAATGGAACGTATTTCTATCAGCGTATCCCGGCTGTTCTCGACGAGACACCCGATCTGCATTTGATCGGCGGCAACCACAACGGCGGCAGCACAGTCGCAGCGAGCGATCCCAAATCGTTTGCAAGCTACATGAGCACATTGCGCGCAGACCCCCGTGGCGCTGATCTGCCCGTGCTGGTATTCGGGACGATGCGGCTGGAGGGCGAGACCAACGCCACTGCGCAGGCGTGGGAAACGCAGCTGGCGAACGCTCACGCGGCCTACGTGGCAGCGAGTGGCGATGCCAATGTGTGGTTCGTCCCTGGGCTCACGGCCGCAACGCCGTGGAGTGAGGGCAACGGCAAGATCGACAACCAGCTGGGTTTCAACAGCGACTACTTCTTCGACACGGCCGACTACGCCGGCAGCGGCGCACACCCCAACGTGACGTTCAATCGGCACTGGGGCTACCGCGTCGCTTCGGCGATCCGCGATTGGGCCAACACCTGACAGGACGCCCCCATGACCCGCATCATCATCCTCACGCTGGCCCTGCTCGCAGGCACGGCGCACGCAGCACTGCGCCCCGGCACCTCCACCGGCCCGACGATGCCTGTGTCTCCACCGACTGGCGGCGGCTCGCCCACGCTCACGTGTGTGGTGGCTCCGGTGCTGTGCGTGCAGTGATGCGCCAGCCCAGGTACACCCCAGCCGATCAGCTCG